TGCCGCTGACCGGCCGGTGGCGTCCTCGGTCACGGCGGCGGCGACCCCGGCGACCGCTCAGCTTGGCGTGTCCCGCCCGCTGGCCAGCTCGGTCACGGCGTCCGCGAGCACGACTGCTGCCCTGACCTTCGCCCAGCCCCTGACCGCCAGCACGACAGTGACGGCCTCCCCGTCTGCCAGCCTGGCGGTGGCCCGCCCGGTCGCGTCCAGCGTCACGGCGACCGCGACCCCGGCCGCGACCCTGACCGCAGCCTTTGCCCTGGCGTCAGCAGCCACGGTGACCGCCACTCCGGCCGCAGACCTGGCCGTGGCCCGGCCGGTAGCCAGCTCCGTCACCGTGACCGCGAGCACGACCGCAGCCCTGCTCGCGGGCAAGGCCCTGGCGTCGTCTGTCACCGTGACCGCGTCAGCGGCGGCGGACCTGCCCGTCGCCCGAGCCCTGGCTTCCAGCGTCACCGTCACAGCCTCCCAGGCGTCGTCCCTGGCTGTCTCCCGCCCGCTGGCGTCGTCGGTGACCGTCACGGCGTCCGTGACCGCAGACCTGGCAGCAGCCCGCCCGGTGGCCTCCAGCGTCACCGTGACCGCTGCGCCGACCGGCTCCCTGGACATCGCGGGCACGGCGTCCCTGGCCTCGGCGACCACGGCCCTGGCGATCCTGAGCGCCAGCCTCGCCGTGGCCCGGCCCGTCGCCGCGTCGGCAGTCGTGACAGCGGCGGCTTCGGCGGACCTGGCAGCAGCCAGACCGCTTGCCAGCTCGGCCCAGGTTGCCGCCAGCACGACCGCCAGCCTGGACGTGAGCCGTGCCCTGGCAGCCACGGCCACGGTCGCTGCGGGCACGACCGGGAGCCTGGCCGTCAGCAGGGCGCTGGCGTCAGCAGCCGTCGTCACGGCGAGCACAACCGGTGCCCTGCGCCTGGCCTGGGCGCTGTCCTCCAGCACGACCGCGACCGCGAGCAGCACCGCAGACCTGAACCTCCAGGGCGCCATCCCGCTTACGGCGTCAGTCACGGTGACCGCGAGCACGACGGGTGCCCTGCGGATGATGTGGGCGCTGGCGGCGACCGCAGCCCCTGCAATCACCGCCAGCGCCTCCATGACGCAGACCGGGGCAACGCCGCTTGCTGCCAGCTCCCAGGTGACAGCCAGCACGACCGCGAACCTCGCCCAGCGTCACCAGGTAACAGGCGCCGCTGCCATCACCGTGGATACGGCCTCCAGCCTGATCGTGGCCTGGAAGATGACTGCTGGAGCCAGCATCGTGACCACCGGGCATGGGACCCTGGAGACGCGGGCGCCCGCCACGCTCTCGGGGTCTGGGCTGGCGGGTGCCCGCACAACGGCTGAGCTGACCGTGCTGGCCTTCATCCAGGCCATCCCGGACGTGTCGGGCCTGCATCGCCGCACCGAGGTGCTGGCCCTGGTGCGCGGGACCAGCGCCAGCCTGGACGGGCGCCATACCGAGCTGGGTAGACTGCTTCGTGGCTCCAGCATTCAGCTTGCAGCGCGAAGGGTGGAAGCATGGCTCCGGACCTGACCGTGGTGGACCATCTTCCATCAACCAGCCAGGAAGCCCTCTTCGTCTGGATCGGTGCCTTCGCTGACCCGACTGGCTCCAGCATCAGCTACGCCTTCATCCCGGCCTCCCAGGTCGAGCCCGCAGCGGACGCCTACACGGCCGGGAGCTGGGTGTCAGACCCGATCAACCCCAACATCCCGCCGCTGGCAGGCACGGCAGCGACCCCGCCCCAGAAGGGCAAGTACCAGGCCAGGCTTCCCCAGGGACCGGGCAGTGCCTGGCCCCTGACGCCAGGAACCCACTATGAGGTCTACGTGAAGCTGGGCCTGGACGGGTCCGTCCACCGGGCGGGAGTCGTGAGGACCCTGTGAGCACCGTTCCCGCCTACCGCTGCCCGGACTGCCTCGGGCCTCTGCGTGAGCACTGCCAGGGCAAGCCACCGCCAGGCACCGGCCCGGTCGGCTGTGACTGCTGGATATGCGACCAGTGCCGGGTGTTCGGTGTCCTGGACGACCAGGGCACCTGGCGCTGGGCAGCACTCAGGACACAAGGGGCAGGTACGTGACGGCCGACTCCCACCCGTACGTGACAGCAGAGCCGTTCCTGGGCCTGCCTCCCCAGTGGATGCACGACGACGACGCCAGGCGGATCGAGGCGTACCGGCTCTACCAGGCCATGTACTGGACTGAGCCCCGGGGCCTGCGGATCAAGCGGCCGGAAGGGGAGCAGGCCGTCCAGCTCCCCGACCCGCGCACCGTGGTGAACACGACCGCGCACTACTTCTGCAAGGGCCTCTCGGTCGCGATGCCGGGCACCAGCACCGACACTGGGGCAGACCAGGCTCTCCAGGCGTTCCTCAAGCGGGAGCGCTTCCGGTCCAAGTTCATGGTGGCCAAGCGCCAGGGCGTTGCCTTCGGTGACTTCCTGCTCCACCTGACCGGCGACCCCGACGCGCCCGCAGGCGCGCGCATCAGCCTGAACAGCATTGACCCGGGCGAGTACTTCCCCGTCTGGGATGAGGACGACCTGGACCGCAAGGAAGCCGTGCACCTGGCCCGCCAGGAGATCATCAACGAGGGTGACCCGCAGCGGGAGCGGGTGATGATCCGCCGCAAGACCTACCGCTACGTCCGGCCCGGCCGGGGACTGAATCGCCAGGTCTGGGTCAGCGAAGGGCTGTACGACCCGGAGACCTGGTTCCGGCGCGGGGGCAGGCCCACCCGGGAGATCCTGGCCGACAGCCGGTTGCCGGACGCCATCCAGACCATCCCGATCTATCACTTCCGCAACCAGCCCTGGCGCGGGGACCCGTTCGGCTCCAGCGAGCTGCGCGGGCTGGAAGGGCTCTTCCAGGCCGTCGATCAGACGATGACCGATGAGCAGATCGCCCTGCGCCTGGAGGGCCGGGGCGTGTACGTCACCGACGCCCCGCCGCCCCGCGACCCGGAGACCGGCGAGGAAGAGGACTGGGAGGTGGCCCCCGGCAAGGTGCTCGGGGTTGCCGAGGGACGGCGCTTCGACCGCGTCCAGGGCGTGGACAACGTGACCCCGTTCCTTGACCACGTCGGCAAGCTCCAGGACTCCATGTGGGAGTCCTCGGGAACTCCGGAGATCGCACGCGGGCGGGCCGAGGTGACCGCTGCCGAGAGCGGCATTGCGCTGGCCATCCAGTTCTCCCCCGTCCTGGCCAAGATCGAGGACCGCGAAGCCGAGGCCATGGATGTGCTCGGCAACTTCTGGTGGGACTGGACAGGGTGGATGGGCTTCTTCGAGGGCATCGCCTTCGATCAGCCCCCGGAGGTCACCCTGGGGGACAAGCTCCCGCTGAATGAGGACGCCTTCCTGACCCGCATGTCGCTGCTGCTGAAGGACCGGATCGTCAGCCGCGAGTGGGTCCGTGGCCAGGTCCGCGCCAGGCTCGGGCTGGATATCCCGGACAGCATGGAGGACCAGGTGCTGAGCGAGAGCCAGGCCATGGCCGAGGCATTCGAGCTACCTGGTACCAGCCGGGTGGACCAGGAAGCGGGAGGGGGTGACACAGATGGCGTCACCACGTAGGGGCCGGACCGGCTCAGGCAAGTTCGTGAAGGGCAGCCGGGCAGCGAAGATGGCAGCCAACAAGCGCCGGAACGCAGCCAAGCGGGGCCGTTCCCGCAGGGGCCTGGTGTGACCGGGTGGCGATCGGCTGTCCTGGCTGAGCTGCGGGTCATCACCCGGATTGTCAACGGGGAGCTGGTCCCGCTGCTGCGTGCTGAAGCCAGGATGGCCGAGACGCTGGCCAGGGACACCCTGCCAGGCAACCGGGCGGTGTTCCTGCGCGGCTTCCGCGTGCTGTCCCGCCGTCTGTGGCGTGACACTGAGGGCATCATCCTGGGCGGCATGCGGGCCAGCTTCGTGCTCGCGGACCGGCACGTCGCGGACCTGACCGTGCAGGCCATCGCCGCCCGCACCGACATGGACCGGCTGCCAGACGTGCTGGAGTCCGAGCTGGGCCAGGTGCTGACCCGAGCCCGAGCGCACGCAGCCCAGGCCCGGCACGGTCACACCCTGTCCAGGCGCGTGTGGCTGAACGAGCGCGGCACCGTCCGGCGGGTGCAGGCCGAGGTGGACCGGGCTGTGCGGGCCGGGGAGTCGCCCGCCAAGCTGGCCCGCAGGGTCCGCCAGCACATCCAGCCCAACGTCCCCGGGGGCGTGAGCTACGCCGCCATGCGGCTGGCCCGCACCGAGCTGCTGAGCGCCTGGGACGCGCGCGAGCGCCAGGCCCTGAAGACTGCGGGGATCTACACCGGGGCGGAGTGGATGCTGAGCCCCACGCATGCGTCCAAGCCGTCCAGCCCTGACGTGTGCGACCGGCTTCGCGACGGGGGGCCGTACACCTGGGCGCAGCTTCCGGCCCGGCCGCACCCGCACTGCATGTGCTACCTGGAGCCAGTGATCGATGAGGACGCGGTGGCTGCTCTGGAACGCGAAGAGGCCCCGCGCCTGGCGGGGCCTCTGACTGGCTGACTCAGACGTTGAGCCAGTTTAGGATGACCATTTCGTCAACCTGGTGCTTGGCAGCCAGCTCGCCCAGCAGCCGGATGTAGCTGTCCTTGAAGTTCTGGGCAGTCGGGAAGCGGTAATGCGCGGACCGTGCTCGCTCCAGGCGTTCCATATCAGACATGCCGATCCGCTCGGCAGCCGGGGCCGTGGCCTTCCACCCGTCCGGAGTGGTGCCAAAGGGCTCGAACGGCGCGGGAGCGACGGTACGGAGGGACTGACGGGCTCCGGTCTGGCTCTCGGTCATCTGGGGCTCCTGTGCTGCGGGCGTTTCGGACAACCCCACTATGCGCCTCCTGGCACCAGTTGTCAAGCATCAAGGTGCAGCGATCCCCAGCAGGTATCATCCCCGGTGGTTTCCCTCCTGGAGCCAGGTGTGATATCTACAGACAGGAGCACGAGACGTGCCGGAAGAGCCTGAAGAGCAGCAGCAGCAGGGCGAAGGCGAGACGCCACCCGAGACGGGAAGCCCCGCAGGCAGCAGTTCCCCCAGCTCGGCCAGTGGCGAGACGCCACCCGCAGAGGGCAAGCCCAAGGTTGTGCCAGTCGCAGAGCTGGCCAGCGAGCGCAAGCGCCGTAAGGACGCTGAGCGCGAGCTGCAAGAGCTGCGCACGTTCAAGCAGCAGCAAGAGGACGCGAAGAAGACCGACGCCGAGCGGGCCGCAGACAAGGTGCAGCAAGCCGAGACGCGGGCCGAGCAGGCAGAGGCCAGGCTTCGCAAGCTGGCCATCGGCCAGGCCGTCCACAACGCCGCTGCCAAGGCTGGCTTCCGGGACCCCGCAGACGCCGTCCTCCTGATCGGCGCCGAGGGGATCGACCTGGACGACGACGGGCTCCCCATCCAGACCTCCGTGGACGCAGCCGTGAAGGCTGCTGCCAAGGCAAAGCCCCACTGGCTCCACCAGGAGGGCGAGCGCGGCACCGGCTCCAAGTTCGGCGGGCAGGGCAAGGGCAGGGACGGGCTGGACGACTCCCAGCTCCGGGCCTACTTCCCAGCGCTCGGCCCCCCGCGCCGTACCCAGTCGTAGATCCCGGCCGTGTGCCGGGGAGGGGGAACCCGGCACATGCCAAGGATCGACAAGTACAACCCGGAGGTTGGCGGATTCCGCGCGCCTCTGAACGCTGCCTACACCGCGCCCACCGTGAGCAGCAAGCCGGTGGGCGTGGTGCTCGGGGTCAGCCTGAACACGTCCGGCCGCGTCGTGGTCGGAGGCCCCAACAACTCCGGCATCGTCGGGGTCATCTGCGTCCCCCGGAACCTGCCTGCTGGCGCCATCGTGGATGTCATGCAGCATGGCGAGATTGTCGAATTCGGCACCGGGGCTGACGGCACGACCGCCGCAGCGGCCGGGACCAACTACTACGCCACGACCGCTGGCGCCATGGCAGCCGGGACCGGCACCGGCACCGAGACCAGCGTGGGCAACCGCCGCGTTGGCTGGACCGTGGAAGCCACCCGCCTGGTGGTTCGCATCGAGACCATCACTCCGGCTTAGGGAGGCTGACACATGCCACGCGGATTCAACGAGCTGGCCGACGTTCAGGAGTTCCTTCTACCTCCTGGCAACAACGTCAACGCCCAGGGCATCGACTACAACGTCATGTGGAGGCTCTTCCAGGAGAGCATCCAGATCCTCAACAACGACCGGGACCCGCTCCTGCGCCTGCTGACGTTCCCCGTCACCCAGCCAGTCGAGCAGATCCGCTGGCCAGTGATCGAGGGCTTCGAGGAGGCCAGCGAGTACGGGGTGCCCAAGGGCGTGCGGGTCGCTCCGGCTGCCTACACCTTCGGATACAACTTCCGGTGGTTCGACATCGCGACCAGGTACACCTGGCAGGCGCTGCTGGACATGTCACCCCAGCAGCTCCTGGCCATCAACAACAGCGTGCTGGCGGCCGACCTGGACAACCAGTACTTCCAGGTCATGAAGACCGTCTTCAACAGCGCCAACGAGACCGCGACCATCTACAACCAGAACGTGAACGTTTACAAGTTCTGGAACGCGGACGGCACGGTCCCGCCGCCTTACAAGACGCTGACCCACGACGGCACGCACACGCACTACCTGGCGACCAACCACCCGGCTGGTGGCGCGGGGCCGGACAGCGCGGACATCGAGCTGATCGAGACGCACTTCCGTCACCACGGCATCAGCGTGCAGAACGGGTACCGCCTGGTCCTGCTGGTCAACCCGCAGGAGGGCGCGCGCATCCGGGAGTTCCGGCGGGGCACCGACTCCCAGCCGGACGCCACCGCCACCGCGTTCCCCAAGTACGACTTCATCCCGGGGCCGGACTACGGCGGCGGGATCATCATGCCCGAGGGCCAGATCATGGGCGGGCAGACGGCCCTCCAGAACATCCCTGGCTTTGTGTCGGTGGGCGTGTACGGCCCCTTCACGATCGTGGAGGACGACATGGTCCCGGCCGGGTACATCGCGTCATTCGCGACCGGCGGGGAGCTGGCCCCGGGCAACCCGGTGGGCGTGCGCGAGCACGACAACCCGCAGGGCCGTGGCCTCCAGCTCCTGGGCGGGCCGGACCGGGACTACCCGCTGAAGGAGTCCTACTACGTTCACGGCTTCGGCACTGGGATCAGGAACAGGTCCGGCGGCGTGGTCATGCAGGTGACCACTGGCGCCAGCTACACGACCCCATCCGCGTACGTCTGAGAGGGGATGGCATGAGCCGATACGTGGACCTGGAGCAGAAGAACCCCAGCGAGGAGGATCGCTGGTACCTCCAGCAGCGCGGGGAGCTGCCCGACGACTGGCAGCCCCTGAGCATCGAGGACATCAGCAAGCTGCGGGAGTCCGGGGACGACCCTCTGGTCCTGCCCCGGCATGCCGATGACATCCCGCTGGAGTCCATCCCCAACACCGGCGTGGTCGGCAATCAGCCCGACGCCGGGCCTGAGAAGTCCGCGCTGGAGACCCCAGCCGGGCGCCTCGGGGCGACCTACGAGCCTGAGACTGCGAAGGCCCGCAGGCGCGCCCAGCGTGAGCAGGCCGACGAAGCCGAGACGGGCGGGACCACCAAGGCCCTCTTCGGTGCCGAGCCGCTGGAGCTGGACACCGACGTGGAGGCCGAGGGCGCCAAGCAGGCCAACGAGCGCATCCGCAAGTCGCGCGCGTCCAGGCAGGGCACCAGCGTGCACGAGCAGCCCCAGGAGGCTGAGCTGCGCGACCCCGAGCACCCGGCCAACGTCGCCGAGCGGGAGGCTGCCGAGGCCGACCAGGAGGCAAGCCAGGCGCGCGTGGAGCGCGAGGTGGCGCGCAACCGGCGCCGGTAGCGGACGGCTGGCCAGCGACTGGGAGGGGCCGTGGCGACTGCACAGGAAGACCTGCTCCGGGAGTACCTGGGGGAGGAGATCCCCGAGGGTGGCTCCGACTCGGACACCATGTTTTCCCACGCAGCCGTCACGGCCCTGCTGGCCCGCAACACCGGGGACCTTCAGCGGGCTGCTGCCGAGGGCTGGTCGATCAAAGCAGCCAAGTACGCCCGCCAGGTGGACGTGTCAGACGGCACCGACAACCGGCAGATGTCACAGCTTCACCGCCAGGCCGTGATCGAGTGGCAGCGGTGGTCAGGACCATCCACCAGTGGCGGAACCAGGATCTATCAGCTACGGCGCAGGGAGTACTGCTAGTGCCCAAGCAGCGAGCCGGGAAGCCCCTGCTGCGCAGCCAGCGGGTCAGCCTGCTGCGCGTGGACGCCGTGGTCTGCCTGGAGTGCGGGTCCCTGCTGATTAACACCGAGCAGCACGTTGCCTTCCACATGCGCCTGGTCGGGGCCGAGGTCCGCGTGGCCAGCATCAACCAGCCCATGGCCGAGCTGGAGATGGTGGACTGCCACGACTGCGGCACCGCCGTGTGGCGTCACGGCATGGAGGCCCACAACCGGATGCACCACCACCACGACCCCCGCGAGTTCGGCCAGGCGAGGGAGTGACCGTGGGCGCCTCGCTGCACACTCGCAGGGTCCTGGACGCAGCCCGCCAGAGCCTGGAAGACGAGCTGGCCGACCGGGCCGACCTCCGCCGCACCGTGACCGTGCCGAGCCCGACCGGGGGCACGACCAGGACGCCGCGCATCGTGGAGACCGATGTGCCGGTCAGCGTGGACGCGGGCGGGGCCAACATCACGCTCACAGCCGAGCAGGCCGAGAGCGTCACCTTCCTGGATGTGAAGTGCCCGCTGCGCTACGACGTGCGCCGGGGCGATGAGCTGTTGGTGTACCCAGAAGGCGATCGTGCCCTGGTGCCAGCCGTCGTGCGCGTGGTCTCGATCGTGAAGCCGAGCACGCTGGGCCTGCTGACCAGGATCACGGCAAGGCAGGTGACCGGCTAATGGCCGTCCGGCGTATCCCTGTCAACGGCGGGCTGCCTGCCTTCAAGGCCAGGATTGAGCGCTACCCCGACCAGATGGCCCGGCTGATGGCCCAGCAGATGGTCCGCTACGCCCGCTTCCTGGTCCCCCGGGACACCGGCTACCTGGCGTCCACGATCGGGGCTGAGCGGGTCAGCAAGGGGCGCTGGGTGTGCTTCGCTGCTGCTGAGTACGCGCTGCCGGTGGAGATGGGCCACCGCGTGTACAACCAGTACGGCGGACCCTACGGCTGGGTTGCCCCCCAGCCGTTCATGCGCCCTGCCTTTGAGACCGTGGTGGGCCAGGCCCAGGTCATCTGGCGCCAGGCAGGTGATGCCGCGTGACGGCGACCGTGACCACCGGGGCTGAGGTCGAGGCCGGGTACCGCTGGCTGGAAGGCGCGCTCCAGGGCGATGCTTCCCTGATTGCCCTGGTCCGCCCAGGCGGGGACGACGGCACCGCAACCAACGCCGACCGCGTCCCGGACAACGTGGGCCTGCCCGCGATCATGTTCGCCTACCAGGGCGGCACCGGCACCCGCGTGGTGGACCGGGAGCTGTACCTGTCGGGCGTGTGGCAGGTCAAGGTGCTGACCGAGGAGGACGGCCTGGATCAGGCCGGGCCGATCGCCAAGCGCCTGCACCAAGTCCTGGAGGGGCGCAACGCCGAGGTGATACCCGGCGATTTCGGGACGCTGCACCAGTGCACCCGGGAGAGCGTCCTGAGCTTGCAGGAGACCGATGAGACGGGCCGGGTGTTCCGGCACCTGGGAGGGCTCTACCGCCTGCTGGTGGGCTCCAACTGAGGGAGGGCCGGACATGGCCGAAGAGAAGAAGAGCGGGACCCAGACCACCCGGCTGGACCCGGAGACGATCCCGGACCCACCGCCGGAGACCAGGCGGACCCCGACTGCGAAGGTCACTGGCACCAGCAAGCTGGAGAGCCCTGACCTGGACGTGCCAGCCGAGGTTGCCACGGTCGAGGTGTCCGGCTTCGAGCACGACGGCAAGGCCGTGACCCTGCGCTTCGCTGACGTGCCCGCACCGGGCGGGAAGGTGCCGCAGGAGACCCTGGACGGGCTGCTGTCCAGCACCGCCGTTGCCTGGCAGCGGGATGAGGACCGGCGGGACTGGGTGCGCGACTACAGCGGCAATTCGTAACGGTCACTCGTTGACCTGGGAGCAAAAAGGAGTGAACCGGACGAATGGCTGAAAACGCCTCAGCATTCCAGGGAAGCCAGATCGGCTTGGAGACCACGGCGGGGACCGCCGTTGCCGCTGCGAAGAAGCTGACCGCGATGGGCTTCGACCCCAGCCCGAGCGTGGAGATCAGCACCTTCAAGCCCTCTGGCTCCAAGTACAACACCCTCACTGCTCAGATTTACGAGCAGGTGGACTTTGACGTGGCCGGGCAGCCCACGTACACCGAGATCATCTACGCCCTGTCCTCCCTCATCACCAAGCCGACCCCGACGACCCCGGGCGGCGGCACCCTGTCCAGGCGCTGGACGTTCGAGTCCGCCCAGTCCGGCCCGGACGCGCCCGCCACCTACACCGTGGAGGTCGGCTCCACCGAGCGCGGGCACCGCTTCAGCAACGGCATCATCAACGAGCTGTCCCTGGGCTTCAGCAAGACAGGGGAGCCGGAGATGAGCGGGTCCGGCTTCGGCCGTGCCCTGGAAGACCCGTTCACCATGACCACGGCTGGGCTGTCCACGATCGCCCTGGTCCCGGTCCTGCCCACCCAGGTCAACGTCTACAGCGAGTCCAGCTCGGCCGGGCTGACCACGCCCACCACCCGGCTGACCCGGGACTTCGAGTGGACCTGGAGCCTTGGCGGGCGTTACTCCCCGGTCCGGGTCCTGAACGCTGCCAACTCCAGCTTTGAGACCCATGTGGAGGCAGAGCCCGAGCTGACCATGGGTCTCACCACGTCGGTGGACACCCAGGGCATGTCCTTCCTGACCGACCTGCGGGCGGGCACCAAGCGCTTCATCGCCATGCGCGCCCAGACCGCCAGCTTCATCGAGACCACGATTCCGTATGACCTCTGGGTGGACACCTGCGGGGCCGTCAACGACACCGATGGATTCGATGACACAGACGGCAGCCGCACTGTGTCCTGGAGCTTCACCGGCCTCTACGACGGCACCTGGGGCAAGGCGTTCTCCATCCGCACCACGAACACCCTGACCGCGCTGTAGCAGCTCCCCGACGACGCCCAGGAGGGTGCCATGCCATCACTCGCAGCCGTGCGCAGCAAGAGCGTGCCGGTGGACCCCATCGAGATGTACGGCGAGACCTGGAATGTGTCCTACCACCCAGGTGTCCTGACCCCCGACTTCGAGCAGGAGATGCTGGAAGTCCAGTCCAAGATGATGCGCCTTCAGCGCGATGCCGAGGCAGCGACCGACGACAGGGAAGCAGCCGCGCTGGAGAAGCGGGCCAAGGCGATCGTGAAGAAGTTCTGGGACTTGCTGACCCAGATGATCGCTGAGTGGGACGTGACTGAGGCCGAGGACGGCCCGCCGCTCCCCGTCAGTGCCGAGACCTTCCAGAAGCTCCCCAGCCCTCTGCTGGCTGCCTTCGTTGACGCCATCCGCGAGGGCGCCCAGACGGGAAAAGCGACGGAAAGCGGATCGCCAAGTGGCTCCGGTTCGGAGACCGCCTCGGAGGAAGTGCGCCTGACTTCTATCTCCTGATCCTGGCAGCCGACCGGGCGCGCGTGCCCGCCTGGGAGCTGGCCGAGCGGATCGGCATGGACATCCCCCGGGGCGCGCACTGGCTGGACTGGTACCTGTCGGCACTGAACGGCGAGAGCGAGCACGAGGACTGGAAGGCCAGGCGACAGGAGCGCCTGGCCAGCCAGGGCGGCGGCAAGGGCGCCAGGTAGCTGGCGCCAGAACCTGGGAGCGGGTGAGACGTGCCAGCCATTGGCGAGCGCTTTGAGTTCGAGTTCGACGGTGACACCCGCGCCGTCAACGCCAAGATGGCGGTCACCGAGCGCCAGGCAGCCAGCCTGGAGCGCCAGGCCCACGCGACAGACCGCGCTCTGGACGACCTCGGGGGAGCCAGCGCCGGGGCAGCCCCCAAGGTCCGGGGCCTCGGGGACGGCCTGGCTGACACCGGGCGCAAGGCTGACCGCAGCAGCAAGGGCATCAAGGGCCTGGACTCCGCAGCCCGCGACCTTGACCGTGCCCTGTCGGTCCTGAAGCTGCCCGCCGTCGCTGCCGGGGCCGTGGGCCTGACCAACGCCGCCATCGGCGCCTCGGGTGCGATCGGCGCCCTGGGGGCAGCCCTGGTCCCCGTCACCGGGGCCGTGGCCGCGCTCCCGTCGCTGTTCCTGTCCGGCGGGCAGGCCATGGGCGTGGCCCGGCTGGCAACGGCTGGCTTCGGTGACGCGCTCAAAGCCCTGAACACCGGCAACCCGAAGAAGATCGCCGAGGCCATGAAGGGCCTGGGCGCCGAGGCCCAGGAGACCGCCCGCAGGGTCCACGGCCTCAATCCTGAGTTTGACCGGCTGCGGGTCATCGCCCAGACGCCGATCTTCGGCGCGATCAACGCCAACTTCAGCAGGCTGACGGGGCTGCTGCCGATCGTGCGCCAGGGCATCCAGTCCACCGCCGGAGTCATGGGCAGCCTGATCGACCAGGGCGCCAGGATGGTGACATCAGGACCCTGGCAAGCCAGCTTCCGGACCATCATCGCCGCCAACACGAACATGATCCGCGCCTTCGGCCAGGGCGGGCTGGCCCTCCTGGACGTGTTCCGCATGGTCACCGTGGCAGGGCTCCCGCTGGCCCAGAGCTTCGCGAACCTGTTCCGCAACGCCGCCCAGGCAACCCAGGGCTTCCTGGCCTCAGAGCGCGGGGCACGCGCACTGGCGGGCTTCCTGCGCATGACAGAGAGCGTCCTGGTGGACCTGGGCCGCATCCTGGTTGGCGTTGGCGTGATCCTGGTCAACGTGTTCCGGCCCGGCATCAGCCTCGGGACCGGCATGCTGGACACCCTGGCCAAGCTGACCAGCCAGGCAGCCCGCTGGACGCAGAGCATGCAGGGCCAGGACCGCATCCGGGCCATCTGGGCGGACGTGCGCAACATCCTGTCCACCATGGGTCCGATCCTGACCAGCATGGCCACCGCAGCCGGGCGCTTCCTGACCGTGGCCCTGGCTATCGGGCGCTGGTTCGCGGACCTCCAGCGAGCCCACCCGGTCCTGGCTGACATCGTCGGCAACTTCCTGGCCCTGGCCGCCATTGCCCGCTTCACCGGCATCAGCTCTCTGGTGGGCAGCGTGGGCGCGCTGGTCGGCAACGTCGCCGCCCTGAAGGCGTTCGGCGGCATCTTCACAGGGATGGCCGGGGTGTTCACCAGGCTGGGCGGTGTCCTGGCTGGCGTGTGGCCGCTGCTGGTCCGGCTGTCCGGGGCGTTCTCCCTGATCGTGGGACCGGCTGCCAAGTTCGGCGGCATCCTGCGCTTCCTGATCCCCGGCATCGGGATGCTGGCGTCCCCGATCGGGCTGGCCGTGGCAGCGGTCGCGCTGCTGGCCGGTGGCGTCTTCCTGCTCTGGAAGCGCTTTGGCAGCTTCGGCGCGATCGTGAAGGCATTCCAGGGCTGGATCAGCAACACCCTGGTGCCAGCAGTCATGCGCTTCCGTGACGCCATCATGGTGCAGTGGGGCAAGGCAGTCGCCTACGTCCAGTCGATCATGCCCCAGCTTCAGGAGGCCATCGGCCACGTCCTGGCCGTGATCCGCGTCGTGGTCGGCGCCTGGGTCGGCTGGATGAAGACCGTCTGGCGCCTGCTCGGGGATGACCTGCTGCGCATCATCAAGGCCGTCTGGCAGACCATCGGCGGGGTCATCAGCGGCGCGGTCAAGGTCATCCAGGGGATCATCCAGGTGGTCCTGGCAGCCATCAACGGCGACTGGTCGAGAGTCTGGGGCGGGCTGGGCAAGATCGTCCAGGGTGCCTGGCAGGTCATCTGGTCCATCGTCCGGGGCGCCTTCAATGTCCTGAAGAGCCTGGTGGGCGCGGGCCTGTCCGCCATCCCGCTGCTGTTCATCGGGCTGTTCAGCAAGCTGGGTCCGCTGGTCACCAAGGGCATCGGCGCGCTGGTCCGCTACATCGGGCAGATGCCCGCCATGTCGGTGCGTGCCCTGTCCAGCCTCGGGCGCCTGCTCGGCGACCTCATCACCAAGGCGTGGCAGGGCTTCCAGAACATCAGTGTGCGCCTGGTCAGCGCCTTCATGGCCTGGGCCTCGAAGATCCCCGGCCGCATGGTGACCGCAATCCAGCAGTTCGGCAGCTTCATCGTCAACAAGGTGCTGATCCCCGGCTGGGGCTTCTGGCGGACCACCTTCACCCGGCTGTGGACTGCCTTCATCAACTGGGCGAAGAACTTCCCCCAGTGGATGGTCAACGCGATCAAGGACTTTGGCCGGTTCATCGTCAACAAGGTGCTGATCCCGGCCTGGACCTCCTGGCGCAACACGTCCACCACGGCCTGGTCGCGCTTCATCACCTGGGCGCGGGGCATCCCGCAGTCCATGGTCAACGCGATCATCCCGATTGTGGCCCGCATGCGGACCGTGATCGCCAACGCCTTCAGCGCCGTGATGACCAGGGCCAAGCAGGGCTGGGCCAGCATCCGGTCCTGGGCGACCGGCATCCCCGGGAGCATGGCCACCGCAATCGGGGGGCTCGGCAACCGGATCGCCAGCGTGTTCTCTAGTGCCTTCCAGCGGGCCAAGAACATCCTGGGCAGCTTCTATAACAACGTCGTGAAGAAGGTCGCTGGCTTCTTCGGCGTGAAGCTGCCGAGCTTCGCGGTCGGCGGAATCGTTGACACGACCAACGATCGCAGGCCGGTGCGGGGCGCCTTCGCAGCCGGTGGCGAAATCGGGCCTGGCGGGCAGCCGGTCAACCGTGCCCGGGGCGGGGCCGTGCCGCTGACCCGGGGGCGCAAGGGCAAGGACTCGGTCAACATCCGGGCCACGCCTGGCGAGTACGTGATGACCCCGGAGATGGTCAAGGCGTTCCCTGGTGGTATCAGGAGCCTGGAGCGCTGGCGGACCTACAGCAACGCGCGTGCTGGCGCCAGGCAGCGCATCCGGTCAGCCGGGGGAAACACCCCGGGCGAGGCGCACGGCGGGCCGCTCGCAGTCGGCGGTCGCATCAGCGGGCTGGTCCCCAGCTTCCTGGCAGCCCTGCGGGCCTACAGCTCCGGCATCGGCCGGAACATCAACGTCACGTCCGGATTCCGGACCAGGGCGCAGCAGGCAGCCCTGTACCGCCAGAAGCCGGGCCTGGCTGCACCGCCTGGCAGGTCCAACCATGAGAAGGGCCTGGCTGCTGACATCACGCCCCAGATGGGCGGGACGCGCCTGGGCAACCCGACCTCCCAGCGCTACGGGTTGCGGTACCCGATGTCCTACGAGCCCTGGCACATCGAGCCGACCAACCTGTCCGGCGGGGCCTCGGGCGGAGGCGGGCCGGGCATCCTGGCCGGGCTGGCCCGCAAGGCGATCAACCTGCTCTGGAAGCCGGTGGGCGGGCTGCTGTCACGGATCGCTGGCAACAGCGCGCTGGGCCAGATCGTCATGGGCGCAGGGCACCGCATCAAGGACGCGATGCTGTCCTGGGTGGACGGCCAGGACACTGGCGGGATCGCCGGAGGCCCTGGCGGTGGCGCACCGGCTGCCAACGCTGCCCTGGGCAAGCGCCTGGCTGCTGCCTACGGCTGGGGCTCGGGTGCCCAGTGGAACGCCCTGAACGCCCTGGTCATGTCGGAGTCCGGGTGGAACAACAACGCCCAGAACCCCACGTCCACCGCCTACGGGATCGGCCAGTTCCTCAACTCGA